ATGCTGGAGCTTACCAAGGCGGGCCGCACCGAGAAGGAGATAGCCGAGCATCTCGGCGTGGCTAAGTCTCTGGTCCACCGGGATGTGAAACGTATTCTGGATGAACTGGCCCGCTCTGCCACGAGGACGGCTGATTCCGTGCGGTCATTGCAGAATGAGCGATACCTATCGCTCTTGTCCAGATGGTGGGTTTTGGCGATACAAGGGGATGCAGAGGCTACGGCGATGGTGCTGCGGATCATGGGTCGGATTGATACGATCAACGGCATTGTCCCAGATAAGCCACTGATAGACATGTCGGTAACTCAGACCGTACAGGTCGGCACAGGCATGGGATTGATGGAACTAGCGAGGTTCATCGCGAATGGTGGTAACAGAGACAACGGAATTGGCGGAGATGGCCCAGAAGATAGCGTCCAGCCCGACGCTGTACCTAACGGACGCACTGGGGGCGAGACCGTATCAGAAACAGAGTGACATAGCCGAAGCCGTCGGGTCTTTCCGGCGTGTCTCTGTTGTGGGTTGCAACGGTTCCGGCAAGGATTGGCTAGCTGCTCGATTGGCTTTGTGGTGGGTAACTGCCCACTACCCGGCCAAGGTGGTTATTACTGGCCCCACTCACAGGCAAGTTGACGACGTTCTGTTCAATGAGTTGCGGGCCGCTTATCGTGAAGCTCCTGTGCTCTTGGGGGGACGGCTGTTCGAGAGTCCTCGATGGGAGTTAGATGAAACCACGTTCATCGTCGGGTTCAGTACCGATCGACCGTGGAATCTTCAGGGATTTCACTCGCCGCATCTGCTGGTAATCGTGACCGAGGCCCACGCGATGGACGAGGACTCGATCAATGCCCTTTACCGCCTCAACCCGGACACCCTGCTGATGGTGGGCAACCCGTTCGCCACCACAGGTCCGTTCCACGCCTCACACCACCAGAACCGTGACAATTGGGCGACCTACAGCATCGGTGCCTACGACACCCCGAATATCATAGAGGGTCGCACAGTAGTGAGAGGTATGTTGACCGTACAGGATCTCGAGGACCGGAAAGAAGAGTGGGGCGAAGACTCGCCGATGTATCGCGGTTCTATCTTGGCTGAGTTCCCAGATAACCTCGAAGAGGTCGTTGTCCCTCTGTCTCTGATAAGGGAATCTCTAGACAGGGATGTCATCCCCAAGGGTGATGTCACCATAGCCTGTGACGTTGCCCGGTTCGGTCAGGACAAGACCGTCGTTGCTCTTTGTCATGGCGACCACGCCGAGATTATTTGGAAGGTTCAGGGCAAAGACCTTATGTCAATAGCTGGCTGGCTCGGTCGGTACTGCGAGGACCATTCTGTCGACAATCTGGTTGTTGATGACACAGGACTCGGTGGTGGTGTGACGGACCGGTTACGAGAGGTAGGATTCGATAGAACCCAGATCATAGCTTTCAAGGGTGGAGAGTCTGCCGTAGCTTCCGACAGGTTCGCGAATAAGATAGCCGAGGCATGGTGGGTCATGAGAGACTGGGTCATCGGTGGTGGGCGTGTTCCGAACGACGATGCGCTCATAGGCCAGATGAGTAGCAGGGGGTACAGTATAGAATCTGACCGGAAGATCTCGCTCCAGAAGAAGGCCAAAATGAGTAGCTCACCAGACGAGGCAGACGCTCTTGCTATGGCTATCTACGGCAATTACAGCAGCGCAGGGCAGGGAGTCTGGTGAAGGTCATATCTCATACATACGAGATGATGGAGAGGGCGTATCAGAGGGCTTCCGGTCTGGGAATTCTGAAGAACTCCATAATGAATGGCGACGGTAATTATGCGGGATATATGGGAGAAGAGACGGTGGCCTCATATCTGGGTGCTGATATAGTGAGCGATCACTCCTCAAGTCATGATCTCGTGAAGGACGGCATCAGGATAGAGGTCAAGACCAAGAGGCGCACGGTCTCGCCCATTGGTACATACGAGGTCTCAGTCGCTGCTACGTCTGCTCACCAGAAACCCGATCTCTATGCTTTCGTCAGTCTTCAATACAGCAGGGCTGGTATTTTTGACGAGCGCAGGGTATACGAAGGACTGGAATGTGTATGGTTGCTAGGCTACAAGAACCCAGAAGATTATTTTCGTGAAGCCCGGTTGTTGAAACCGGGCGACGTTGATTCTGATAATAATTTCAGGGCCGCCGTCGATATGTTCAATCTCCCTATACACAGGCTCGATCCCGGACATGACATCTCGATATGACCATGTGCCACGAAGTGAAGGCGTTGAGATGTTATTGCTGCGGTAAACTCCTCGCGGAGAAAGCAGCGGCTGGGACTGTTATCGTATGCTCCCGGTGCAAGGCTCGTAACGAGGCTGATTGACATGGCCTGAGAAGCCATGTTATTGTCGATGACAGTGACCCGATCCGGTGCAGTGTCCGAGGCCAAGCCCGAACGCCGGTGGAGGTCGCTATTGGCGTTCTGGAATGGATTGTTCACCAAGCAGGAACCTCAAGGTGATGTCACAGTCACGGTTCCTCTGAGCGGTGATCTGTCTCAGGTCCAATATCCCACAGACGATTATGCGAGTTTCTCCGCGCAGGGATACGGTAAGAACGAGGTTGTCCACGCCTGCATCCGTGAACTCGCCACTGCCGCTGCTACGCCTCGTTATTATATCTACGACACTGCTAGTGACCCAACGTCTGGACTAACCGAACTCCCCGACAGTCCCCTTGGCAAGTTGTTGCTCAAGCCGAACTCTCAGGACGATATCTACCAGTGGATCGAGAAGTTGGTGACGTACCTCTATGTCGCAGGAAATGTCTACATCCTGAAGGAGCGGAGTCGGACGAACCAGATCACCGCTCTGTGGCTCTTGCGCCCTGACAGAGTTGCTATCAAGCCCCAAGACATGGGGAACAATGTTTTCATATATTCGATTGACGGCAAGGAATATGAGATTCCTACCGAGAATATCTCTCACATGAGTTTCCCGAATCCCGGCGGCGATGTCTACGGGATGTCACCGTTGTCAGTCATTGCTAAGACCGTCAATCTGGACTTGTCGATGACTGATTTCGCCAAGCTGTTCTTCCAGAACGCAGGAGTTCCCAGTGGCCTTTTGAAAGTGAAGAGGCGCATCAATTCGCAGGAAGAAGCCGGGATAATCAGGAGCCGATGGCGTTCGGCGTTCGGTGGTTCTAACAACATGCACCGAGTGGCTATCCTAGACGATGATGCAGAGTATCAGGCGATGGCATCCGCGCCAAAGGACATGGACCTACAGGGGCTACATAATCTCACTGAGTCAAGGATTTGCAGTGTGCTCGGAGTCCCGCCGATTCTGATCGGCGTTAATGTCGGTCTCCAAAGAAGCACATACTCGAACTACAAGGAAGCTCGGCTCTCGTTCCACTCTGAGACCGTCGAGCCTCTGATCAGTAGGATCATTAGATTTTTGAACAACGCATTGTCCGCCGAACTTGGAGGCAATACTGCCCTTGGCGTTGACTTCAGCGAAGTGCTCAGTCCCTTGGACGACAGCAACGAACAGGCGACTCGTATCAGTATGCTCTATGCCTCTGGGATAATCACGTTGAACGAAGCGAGGAAGTTCATCGGGCAGCAGCCTGTTGATGGCGGCGATGAGTTCAAGCCTGAAGAAGTAGATTTCGGCTCGGATGCGCAATTTGATCCCGGAGCACTTTCGCTCCCTGTAGATGAAGCGAAGCAACTGAAGGCGAAGCCGTCCGAAAGAGCGATCAGGTTAAGAGATAGCTTGGTTGATGCTAGAGAACGTGAAGCAGAATGGCTCACAGGCAAACTAGAGAAACATTTCCGAACCCTCAGCGACCGTGTGAACGGTGTGTTGGGTCGAATGATGGAAAGAAACGGAGAAAAGTCACAGCTAACTGACGGAACGAAAGCCTTGCCGGTGATCAGTTCTGATGAGTTATTGCCTTTGGGGTTGACCGGTGAACTGGCAGAAGTGCTCATAGAGAGCTATATCAGGGTCAGCAGGAATGCATATAAACAGGTCAACGCCTCCGGTGTTGCAGGTGCTGTTGAATGGTCTGATAAGAGTCCCATAGTCACCGGGATATTGGCACAGGCCAATGGTCAGGCGACAATGGTGCATTCGACCACTAAGAAAGGGATCCAGAAGGCCATCGAGATCTCTATGAGCAGGGGATACTCAGTCGGGCAACTCGCTAGGGGTGTTCCGAAAGAAAACTTCCCCGGGATCAGGGCTATCCTGAGCGAAACTAAGAGTCGGTCGCAAATGATCGCAAGGACCGAGGTCATGCGGTCACAGAATATGACGACCACTAGGCTGTATCGCGATCAGGGGTTCAGCTATGTTCAGGCCATCGATATAGACGGCGGTGTGGACAACTATGTTGATCCTGCCGATCCATATGGAGCGACCTGTTCGGGTAGGAATGGGCGGATATATCGTACCGAGGAAGCTGAAGACATAATGGACCACCCGAACGGGACTCTCAGTTGGATGCCGATGCCTACATCTTATAGACCGTAGGAGCAAACTATGGAAAAGAAAATAAGCAACCAGAGCGAGACCAAGGTGGTCGATGAAAAGCAGGGGATTGTTGAGGCTTTTGTCAATACGATGGGAGTTGTTGACAGTGATGGAGACATCATCACATCCTCAGCTTTCAACAGGTCTATAGGGTCTCTGCCGATACCAGTACTCGCCACTCACAACCAGAGTGATGTCGTCGGGAAGGTTATTGCTGCCAAGTCCATCGAGACAAATGGCGACGACGGCCCCCACCGGTTACATGCCACGATCCAGATGAACATGGACACTCAGGCTGGCCGTGATGCGTTCAGTAATGTCTCAGGCGAATTCGTCAGGGAGTGGAGCGTTGGTTTCAACATGGCGAAGGAAGGGTCCGAGTTCGAGACAATTGACGGGAAACCTGTGAGGGTCATCAGTGACCTTGACTGGGTCGAGACGAGTACGGTTATCAGGGGTGCGTCCCCTGAGACTCAGACGATTAGTGCTAAAGAAGCAGATTCCGCCTCTGACACGGCTGAAGAAGTCGCCTCAGACACGGATACAGAAACAGTCGATCTGGCTGGATTCTCTGCTGAATTAGAATTGAGGAAATTAGAACTAAGGTTATCGAAAGCCACAAAGGAGGCTAACTGAAGTGAATACGGCGAAGATGAGAGAAGAAGCGGGTGTTCTGCTTGCCCAAGCTGAAGGTGCTCTTGGGGAAGGGGATACCGAAAAGTTCACGAAAATTGCTGACGATGCACGTGGGGTGATGGACAAGGCTGACGGAATTGATGCCGCAGCCAAGCAACTGAATGCCCTGAAGGGTGATTTCCGGCAGCCAGCTCAGTCGGTCCCTATAGCGTCAAAAGACGTAGCGGTATATGACGCTGAAGACACTGGCTCAAGGAACAAGGCTTCCTATAAGCCGTCATCTTGGGTGAAGTCGCTCCCTGCTGCTGCACAGCCGATGTGGGTACAGGAAAAGATGGGTGTCACTGAGAAAGAACATGCCCAGTTCCAGACCGACACGTTCGTCAAGTGGCTCAGGTCACCATCGGACGACGTGTTCTGGAAGACTGCATCCCTTGACGAAGTCAAAGCCATGCAAGAGGATAAATTTGTGTCCCTTACATCGGTGACGATGTAATGATAATCGGAAGAATTGCTGGAAGCCTAAGTCAAACAGATAAGGTGATCAGCAGCCGAGCCTTGGAAGTGTCCGAGGAAGGTTCAGAGACTAGGCGGGGTGTCACAATCTTGACACATAATACGCCAGAGTATCCGACAACTCTATGGAGTTGATGAGATAGTCCGAACTCATGGGAAACCATGAGAGGCTAACAGAAATGATTAGCCACCTAGAGAATTTTATCTAGGGTTAACAGAATTGACAGATGCAGAAGGCGGGTTTTTTGTTCCAGAGCAGTTCATAAAC